GCAAGAAGGAAGAGAAGCACGTTCTCTCGCATGACGCGATTAAGGGAATCGTTGCCGACGCTCAGAAGATGGGTTCGCTGAGGGAAGCCGTTGAGGCGTATGCACTTCAGCACGGTATCGATAACATCGAGGTTCTCTTCCCGGATGCTCGCACGCTCTCTAGCACTCCTGAGTTCGATTCACGGCGAGTTGAGTGGGTTTCAGGTGTCATCAACGGAACCAGGCATTCGCCGTTCTCCCGCATCAAGTCCATCGTTGCGGATATTACCTTTGATGAGGCTCGTGCTTTGGGTTACATCAAGGGTAGTCTGAAGAAGGAAGAGTACTTCGGTCTGACGACTCGTTCAACTACGCCGAGCACGGTCTATAAGAAGCAGAAGCTGGATCGTGACGACATCGTCGATATCACGGACTTCGATGTCGTGTCTTGGCTTAAGGCTGAGATGCGTCTCATGCTGGACGAGGAGCTCGCGCGCGCAGTACTCATTGGTGATGGCCGCGATGTTTCGGATGAGGATAAGATCAAGGATCCGGCTGGAGCAGTTGATGGTGCAGGTATTCGTTCGATTCTTAACGATGATGATCTTTATGCTGCAACCATTACTGTCGACGATTCGGCTACTCCGCCTCAGGTCGTCGATGGACTTGTTCAGGGAATGGGTTTCTACAAGGGATCGGGTTCTCCGACCTTCTATACGACGCTTCCGTTCCTTACGTCTCTACTGGTTCATCGTGACGGTGATGGGCATCGTCTGTGGAGGACTACTTCAGAGCTTGCCGCAGAGATGGGTGTCGGTAGTATCGTTACGGTCGAGGTTATGGAGGGTCAGACAAATCTGCTTGGTATCATCGTGAATCTGAAGGACTATACGATTGGTGCTGATAAGGGTGGAGATGTCAACTTCTTCGACGACTTCGACATCGACTACAACCAGTACAAGTACCTGCTGGAGACTCGCGTTTCCGGTGCTCTGACCAAGATCCGCTCGGCTCTGGTTCTCATGAGGGCTGGAACCGGTGGTACGCTTGCTACGCCGACGGCACCGACCTTCGATGGTACGGATATCACCATCCCGACGGTCACTGGTGTCACTTATAAGCGTGGCGACACTGATGCAACGGTCACTGGTACTGTTGGAGTGGACCCGGGTGAGACGCTGAGGATCTATGCGATCCCGGCTTCGGGCTCGTACTACTTCGCCAGCAACCAGGACGACGAGTGGTATTTCGAGAACGAAGTCTAAGGTAGGTTCTTCATGGCAAGGTTTCATGGTCGCGTAGGTTATGCCGAACAATCTGACGAAACTGCGCCCGGAGTATGGGTTGAAGTTATTATAGAACGAATATATACCGGAGATGTTATTCGGAATGCTAGAAATCTTCGAGAAGGAGAGAATCTCAACCCTGATCTCAGCGTGCAAAACGCGATTAGTATTGTGGCTGATGCATATGCTAATGATCATTTCCATGCCATTCGTTATGTGGAATGGGCGGGGGTTTTGTGGACGGTTTCCAGCGTCGAAGTGCAAAGCCCCCGTCTTCTGCTGAGATTGGGGGAGGTGTATAATGGCCCCACGGTTGGAGCTACACCAACTCCTTGAAACGTTTACTGAACATGTATATTTTCAGCCACCAGTTAATGTTCAACTAGAATATCCGTGCATTATTTATAAAAGGGATTATGCAACCACCTTATTTGCGGATGATCATCCATATAAATTTGTAAAAAGGTATATGGTTACGATCATCGATCGAGATCCTGATAGCGAAATCCCAGATAAAGTGGCCGAAATGCCAATGAGTTTATTTAATCGCTTTTATACAGCAGATGATTTGAATCATGACGTATATAACGTCTACTTCTGAAGGAAAGGTAGGAAATGACAGCTCTTACATGGGATCAGGTCGGAGAACGAGTTTACGAGACCGGCGTTGACCATGGGGTGCTCTATCTTCCTGATGCCAATGGTGATTATGTTGAAGGTTTCGCGTGGAATGGTCTTACGACTGTTACCGAATCGCCTTCGGGCGCTGAGGCATCTCCACAGTTTGCCGACAACATTAAGTATCTGAACCTCATTTCGGCAGAGGAGTTCGGAGCAACAGTTGAGGCTTTTACGTACCCTGACGAGTTTGCAGAGTGCGACGGCACGGCAGTTCCTGAGCCTGGTGTTGTCGTTGGTCAGCAGAATCGACGGGTATTCGGTCTCGCTTATCGTACGCGCCTGGGTAATGATCTCGAAGGTGCGGACCATGGGTATAAACTTCATCTGATTTATGGAGCTCAGGCTGCTCCGTCAGAGAAGGCTTATGGAACGATTAATGATTCGCCTGAGGCGATCACCTTTAGCTGGGAGGTTACGACTACTCCAGTTCCGGTCACCGATCTCAAGCCGACGGCCCTCCTGGTCATCGATTCTACCAAGGTCGACGTAGACGCTCTAGCCCTTCTTGAGGCCGAGCTGTTCGGAGACGTTGGTAACGATGCCAGGTTGCCGCTTCCGGACGAGGTCATTGGCTTCTTCGCTGGCACCATCACGGTAGTTGATATGGGTATCTCGACCAACCAGCCGTCCTACAATGCTGGCACTCATGTCGTCACTCTACCGTCGGTTACCGGTGTGCAGTGGAAGATTAATGGTGTCAACAAGACTCCGGGTGCTCAGCCCGCTATGACTACTGGTCAGACGTCGCATGTTACGGCCCATGCTCTTTCGGGCTATGTTCTTGATGGCGACGATGACTGGACGTACGACTATTAAAGTTAGGAATTAGACAGGAGGCTAGGGAATGCTCACCATTGTAGTTCCTGGTGTCGAAATGTACGACGAAGGAACTGGAGAGTTTGTTACCAAAGGTGATTTTACTTTAGAGCTAGAGCATTCTTTAGTCTCACTGTCAAAATGGGAGTCAAAGAACGAAAAGCCTTTCTTAGGGAATGAAAAGAAAACAACCGAAGAGACTATTGATTACATCCGATGCATGATTTTGACTTCTAATGTCTCAGAAGAAGTAATCTCAAAGCTTACTGAAGAGAACATTATGGAGATTAATGGATACATCGATGCCAAGATGACTGCTACTTGGTTTAGCGATGCTCCAGGTGCACCAAAGAGTCGAGATGTAATCACAGCCGAGCTCATCTATTACTGGATGGTCGTGTTTCAAATTCCATTTGAATGTGAACACTGGCATCTTAATAGATTATTTACTTTGATTCGAGTGTGTAACATCAAGCAGTCGAAACCAAAGAAGATGAGTCGTGGTGAACTCGCAGCTCGTAATCGAGAACTCAATGCTCAGCGTAGAGCACAGCTGGGCAGTAGCGGATAGGAGGTGAGAATGACACCTCTCGTTTGGGATCAACCGGGTGAAAGAGTCTTTCATTCCGGCGTAGATCATGGAGTTCTCTACCTCCATGAGGGAATTGCAGTACCTTGGAATGGACTTACTGGGGTAGAGGAAGATTCTACATCTGAGTTGAAAGAGTTTCATCTAGATGGGGTTAAGTATTTGCAAAACTTGCTTCCGGGAGACTATTCTGGAAAGCTTAAGGCATTTACATACCCCGATGAATTTGATTTAGTCAATGGAATTACTGCAGTTGCTCCTGGATTGTTTTATCATGATCAGCCTGCAAAAAGTTTTAATCTTTCATATAGAACCAAAATTGGCAATGATCTTGAGGGTCCAGAGCTTGGATACAAAATTCACCTCCTGTATAATCTGTTTGCTAATCCAGATGGACAAGCATTTGGTACAGCAGATGATTCAGGATTTCAACCACTCGAATTCTCTTGGCGTTTAAGTGGAACTCCGACAAAACTCGTTGGATTCAAACCTACAGTTCATATTTCCATCGATTCAAGAACTACACCTCCTGACGTTTTAGAATTACTAGAAAACACGATTTATGGAACAGAAGTAAGTTACCCTAGCTTTCCGACAGTTCAAGAGCTTTCTGAAATGTTCGGATATGCTGGTGCACTTATCATTATTGATCATGGAGATGGTACTTGGTCGGCGGTTGATCAATCTGAAGCATATATTACTATGCCC